CGGGGAAGATACTGAATTTTATGACAAGTTATCAAATAAACTAATAGGAGATGATTCATCTAATATAGATTATGTTTATAATTTTGGAGGATTGAATTATCACACAACATGTACATCAGAATCCGATATAATCAAAATAGCATTTGATCAACTTGTTGAGTTAAATTTGGTTGGAAAAGAATACAATATTATTCCAAATTTCGAAGAGTATAATAAATTTGTGATTTTGGACGAATTGTACAAAAAAGAAGGAAAAAATATCATTGTAAAACACGAAGGTCTTGGTAAGATCTCAATTCCATATGTTTAACGCAATTAACCACATACTGTTCGAAAAACCGAACGCCCAAATCGACGCGGGCGCACTTGACGAATTCTCTCCTTATATGGTAAATCGGTATTTTTCATTTTATGGAAATTGCGATTATGTTGATTACATCAACGAAACTACGAATACATACCATTCAATCTTTAAAACCCCGGAAGAGCAGTATAAGTTTTTCGAACATGTGATTCCTAAAGTTAAAAGAAAGAAAATAAATTATATTAAGCGTCCTAAGAAAACGCAAAATAAAGACGAAGCGCAAAAACAAATACCTGATTTTTATTCTATAAAGGAATGGGAATCATTGACAAATACGAATGTATAATTAAATTTATACATGTCAGTATCCGTAGATGTATTAACGCCACAAAAGTCCCACATTGATTTAGCAGATCGCGCACTTCCAAGCGATTTCGGATTGGATGATTACAAGTTATCAAAAGTATTTGATGATGTCATTTTGATTGAATATTGCGATGTTCATGGAGCCGAGGATGGCTCTGAATACATCCTCAGAGGAGGAATCGCAGTTCCGATCAACCAAGTCCACAATGCTTGGAGAAAAGGAACTGTGGTTCTTATCGGACCCAATGTGAAGTATACCAGTGTTGGTGAGATTGTAGTATTCCCGAACAATATGGGTATTCCAATCACCAATTTGGAAGTTGAGGGATATGGAAAACTTAAAAATGGGTTATTCATCAATGAACAAAGAATGTTTGGAATTTGTAAATTGAATGAGAAAGGTTGATAGAGTAGAACTGGAAGTTCTCTTAGCATTTAATGTTTGTGAAATCATCTTCGTTAGAAGACGACCTGAGCGCACAAAACATCGAAATAAATTAATATGTCGAATGCTGTGTACTAAATCCAGATCGCTTTTAAATTCATTGAATGGTAAAACATCTTTAGGATTCAGGCCCCAAAAAGGCCCCAAGAAAATAGATGATGTTAAACATAATGTCGTGGTTACATGGGATATTTTTATGCAAGACTATCGGAATGTTTCCATGGATGCTTGTTTTTTAGTGAATCAATTCCCAGCGAATGATACTTTCTGGAAATATTTCAATGATAATTTATATACCATGACAGCGGATCAAAAAGAAAATTTCAGAAACACTATATAATTATGATGGATCACGTAGAAGATGAATTGAAAAAGTTAGTTCTTAAAAATGTTACTTTTAAGATCGATAACAAGGTTTTAAGAACTGGTAAAATGCAAATCTTCAATACTAAACAATTCTTCATTAAATTTAAATTATCAGTGAATGGAGCTGAAAAAGATTATGAATTGCCGTATCCGTATAAAATTAAAAAAATAAACGGTGGTGTGATGTTTGATTATTGCTTGAGCGCCTTCTGCCCATTCAAAGACGAAATGTATTACAAGTTGCTGCTTTGCGACAAGAGCAACGCTGCGAAGATTCACAACCGATATTTGACCATCGTTGCGAATGGTGATTGACATTGCCTGAAAATCGACTAGACTGACCCCGATGTCAAAATTGATTTTAAACTTCCCCGAGCCGTATCAGCCAAATGATAATCAGGTCAAGATCCTCAATTCTATTGAGAAGAGTATTGCGAATAATGAAAAGTTCATTATCTGTAATGCGCCAACAGGATCTGGTAAATCGTTTTTCGCTCCAACATTGGCAAACTATGCCGGTGGTCCTTCTGACGAATGGAAGGAGAAGGTCAATAATTACAGTATTTTTCATGACGATGCAGTTGAATTCGTCAACGAAATTGAACCATTTGGTGTGTATGCATTGACCATCACCAAATCTCTTCAAGATCAATACAAAGAAAGTTTCGATTTTGCAACTCTGTTGAAAGGGAAAAGTAATTATCAGTGCGAATACGATCCAGAAGTCAGTGTTGACAATGCTCCTTGTTTGTATGTCAAGGGATTGAAGAAAGAGTGCTGGGAATGTAATCGTTGCACATATTACAATGATCGAAACTCCATGTTGAAAAGTTCATTTGCTACTCTGAACTACAGCATGTATTTCTCTCTGCCTGAACATCTCAAGCGTCGTAAAATTCTAGTGCTTGATGAAGCAAGTGAATTGGAAGAACAACTTGTCAATCAGTTTACTTGCGAGATTGATATTCCATTTTTGATGAAGACTGAAACCTCAGTCTCTGCATTTCCTTCGGATGATAAGGCTATCAGTATACTCAATTGGCTGACGAAATTGTCAGCTTCAATTGCATCCAATGTCAGCTCATACATGGAATATCTAAAAAATAAGAAGAATAAAGATTCAGAATTCCACAAGAAAAATGGAGAGTGTAACAAGCTTCAAAGACTACAGGCTAGTATTGATTTGTTGATATCGACATACTACGATAGTCAATATATCGTAGATAGAGTTGACAAAGCTATTAAATTCACACCACTCAAGGTTGATAAACTCAGCAAGTATCTGTTTGACAATGCTGATCATGTTATTTTGCTCAGTGCTACAATCATCGATCCATCGTCATTTGCCAGAACTCTAGGCATTCAAAATTATAATTACATAGAAGTAGATTCAAATTTCGAAGCTTCGAAATCTCCCATTTATATTCTCGCCAAGCAAAAAATAAATTTCCAGAATTTGAAATCTCTTCTGCCTACAATTTGCAAGCAGATTGAGGGAATATTGGAAGAACACGCTGGTCAGAAGGGAATTATCCACACTCACACTCAATACATCACTGACTACATTAGAGATAATGTAAAAAGCGATAGATTGCTTTGCCGAGAAGCCGGTGTTAAAAATGAAGACATTCTAGAAAAACACACGCAATCAAGTAAAGGCACTGTATTGGTCTCACCATCGATGACATATGGTGTTGACCTGAAGGGAGATCTAGCTATGTTTCAAATTGTCATGAAAGCACCTTGGCTTCCAACAAAGGAGTCGAGAATTGAGAAAATGATGAAAATCGATGCATCTTGGTATGTGAATAAGATGCTGTGTACTCTCGTACAGGCTTGTGGACGAGGTGTTCGAAGTGAAAGTGATGAATGTGTCACATACATTCTAGATGGTGGTATTTTTGATTCTATTGCAAAAAATAAGAAAAAGTTGCCAAGATATTTCTTAGATAGACTTCAATAACGCGATAAGCCATCGTTTCTCTTAAATATTTGAGTGATACAATACTCATATCATAGAGAACAAATAGACATGCTTATGCTGTTCACCGCAGCATTCGACGATGCGTTTATATATAGATACAATCAAGTTACAAAACAAAGCGAAAGTAGAATAGATGTTCGGTATGTTCATGGACCAAAGCATCGAGTAATTCATGATATTGTATCCAAAGAAAAAAATCTAACATTACCAGTTGTTGCAATTGAACAAACTGGACTTGCTAGAGATCCAGACAGAGTAGTACACAAGCATCAAAACATATACAGACCGATGGCGAATGACAACACCCGAATGGGTAAGTTGCCAACTCCCATACCGGTCACGATGGATGTTAAAGTTTCCATTATTGCAAAATATAAAGAAGATATTGATCAGATAGTTCAAAATTTCGCAACTGTTTGTAATCCGTATTTTGTAGTTTCTTGGAAAATTCCAGAGGAATTTGGATTCAATTTCATTGATGAATTGCGAATCCAAGTTGAGTGGGCTGGAAGCGTTTCATATTCCGCTCCAACTACGCTTTCAAAAGATGATAAATATAGAATCACAGCAGATGCCAACTTTACGATCAAGGGATGGTTATTCCCACCCACCGTTAATCCAGAAGGTATAATTTATAAAATAGATAATAAATTTATAAATGCTAGTTTAGCTGGTCGTTTGAGTGTGTATGATAGCTACCCCGCACTATCAGCAAAATACACCGAGAGTGAAACTATATCCATATCAGCATATCCAACATTCACGAATTTGTATTATGCCAGATCTGCAACCATATTACCAATTACAGAACCGATAACCATCAGATCAAATTACGATAATTCGTTTTTAATATTGGGTAAGAGATTTAGCTATACAAATAGTTGGTATTTGAGTTCAAATTCAAATTATTCCATCGGAACATTCGAAGAAATTAAAATGGATAATTTCCCGACAATATCAGCTTATCGTTTGCCAGATTCATTAATCACAGTTGAATCTGACAACACAGCTAGAATAAATCTTCCTGTAAATTCACTTTCAGCGCTTAATAATTTTACTTTTGTAACTTCTAATAGTGCAGGGTGGACTTATTGGCCTTTTAATCTAAATATTATCTAAATAAGATATATGGCAGGCTCCGATAGTTCAAGCACCCAAAGCAACAATAAAAATTTTGTAGCTAGAGATGGAAGATCATCAACTTTTGATAGATCTATGACATCATTTCTAAAAGCAAGATCGCCATATGCTTATGACGTTTTAGACACCGACGAAAATAAAAATACAAAATATAAGTATTTCAAAAAGGTTGGGATGCGAAGACCGGAGGCTATTGCGAAAAATTCAATAGCTCTCAGCAGCGAATTCAATAACACTCCATATGGATTCATGCACAATGATTCCAGTTTCGGAGACATCATGTACGCAACTGTATCTGAGGATAAACCGGGTCGTCTCAGAGACTATAGAACGGTTGCGGCGTATTCAGAAGTCGCTGATGCTTTGGATGAAATCTGCGATGAGTGTATCAACTACAATGACAATAAAGAAATTGTAGTTTTAAACTTCATAAATGATAATTTAAAATCAACAGAAAAAGAAGACTTGCATGATGAATTCAGCAAATTCATTGAGTACTTTGATTTAAAAAATAAAGGCTGGCGTTATTTTAGACAATTTTTAATTGAAGGAGAAATATTCTTTGAGAATATCATTCACAAGGATTATACCAAGCAAGGTATTTTAGCAGTTCAAAATTTACCAGCGGATAATATAGATCCAGTGTATGGCAACATACAGAACATGTTGATCAAGGGATTCTTGTATAAAAAACCAATTTTTGATTCTAAAGACAAGAAGCAAATCGATAGATATGAGTATATACCTTTTGAGGAGAATCAAATTATATATGTCAATAACGAACAATACAACGAGACTAAAGATTTCGTAATTCCATTCATTGAAAATTGCAGACGCTCATATCGTCAGCTTTCCATGATCGAAGACAGTGTTGTCATTCATAGACTTGTACACGCTCCTCTTCGATTCATCTTCAATGTCGATGTAGGAAGAATGCCTGTTCCTCAAGCGGAGTCATACTTGAGAAAACTTCAACAACAATATTGGTCAACAAAAACATTTGATAGTGATCAAAACGACATTGTTAAAAAATACAATCCACAGAGCATGTTGGATAGTTATTGGTTCGCCAAGAGACAGGGACAGGAAGCTACAAATGTTCAGACATTTGGAGGTCAACCAAGTGATGGCAATCTAGATGTTCTGGATTGGTTCCTGAAGAAATTATACCGCTCTCTAAAAGTCCCAACCAACAGACTCAAAGAAGATTCTGGAGTGTCTGATGGTTCTCAAATGCTGAATGAAGAATTGAAATTTGCCAAGATGATTGTTCGTCAACAGCAAAAATTCGCAGCAGGCATTAAAAAAGGATTTATAACACATCTTAAATTACGAGAAAAATTTGAAGAATACGATATCGAAGAGCAACACATCGATATTGAATTTGTCAAGCCCGGCACATTCTTCGAGATGCGCGAAAATCAAAAGAAGCAATTAAAGGTCGAAATGTATAACAGTGTTATCGGTACGCAGAATGTTTCTGATATCTTCGCCAAGAAGAAATATCTAGAATGGAGTGACAAGGATATATTAGCTGATAGAGAGTTTAGAAGAAAAGATGCTGAATTCCAGTGGGAGCTTCAACAGATCGCTGCAATGGGACCGGGCTGGAAAGCTCAAATGGCAGCGCAAGCAGCGCCCGTGGAGGGTGGCGCTGAACCATCTCCGATGGGAGGCGGTGGAATGCCTTCAGGTGGCAGCGAAATGCCACCACCGTTTGGTGGCGGACCAGCAGTTGAAGCTGGTGGAGGAGAAACGCCTGAACCGTTTGGCGGGGAGGCAAATACAACTCCACCTACAGGAGAAGGTCAACCAGAATAATATAACCATTAAATAATAACATGTCCGAACTTTGTCAAATTACTCCGATTAGTGCATTCATGTCAACTAATCTCAATTCGAAAATTGAATGTTACCAACAGTTGGGTGAACGCATAATGAGAATGTTGGGACATCCCATCATCAATGTGGAAATACACCCCGATCAATTATATGATGCAATATCAATGTCTGTTGAATTCTTCACAAAGTATGCGGGCTATACAAGAGAATATTTAATTTTCGATAGCAATTTATATGAGCCGAATAAAGGGTTGAGATTAGATCACCTGTTTACGGTGGCGAACACTGGATTCACATTATCACAGCGGTTAGCAGAACCAGCAAGATCAAATCCAGACTTCACAGTTGACATTCCGAAAGCTCTCTATGTATCATTAACATCAATACCGCAATCATATTTTTCTGGTAGCAGTTCATTGAGTTCAGCAGTTGCGTCAGATGGTATCTATGAAATGCAAGTGATTGATGATCTTATATATAAAGAGTTTGTAAATTATAGCCCATCACTCAGCTCAGTGTTTAAGATGTCACCGCAGAGAGTGATTTCTTCTCAGTGTCAACCAGTTGCAAACGCTGTTCAATATAACAACATGTTTGATTATGATGTGATGGATTACCGTAAAGTAATCTCAGTCACCGACTTTGAAGAAGGCAGCACAACTGGTATCAACACATTGTTCACATTGGAACAAACATTGGCACAGCAGACATATTTCAGTTATGCGATGGGTAATTATGGATTCGATCTTCTTTCATGGCACACTATGAAAGATTGGATTGATACAAGAGAGAAGCTCTTAGCAATAAGAAGAGATCTGCATTTTGATCCAAGAACACAGTATCTCAAAATGTACCCACAACCAAAAAATACAAGATTCTATGGTGTGTTGTCTTGCTATGTAGAGAAACCAATCCGAGATATAATTAAAGAAAAATGGGTTCTTGATTATAGTATAGCATTAACGAAAGTTATGTGGGGAAGAATCCTAACAAAAATAACTGGAGTTTCTTTACTTGGAGGTGGAAATTTTAGTGGAGATACAATCCTAGCTGAAGGAAATAAAGAAAAAGAAGCATTGGAACAAATGCTGGTCGAAGGTGGATATGGTGACTTTGAGCCTCCGATGTTCCTTATTTCCTAATGTTATTAAAAATAATTTGACATAAAAAGATCATACTTTATAAATACATGTATAATGAGCAAGCGTCTATCCCAATGTGATTTCTTAGAACGATCTAAAGAGATACATGGCGAAAAATACAATTACAGTTTAAGCGAATATGTTTCATCTTCAAAAAAAGTTAAGATAATATGTTCCAAACACGGTGAATTTGAACAACTTGCATCCGATCACCTCAGAGGCATGGGATGTCAAAAATGCGCCCGACTGTCGAATGGGAAAAATAAAAGAATTGGAACTGATGAATTTGTAAAAAGATGCAGAATTACACACGGTGATATGTATGATTATTCAGAAGTTGAATACAAAACATCCAATGATAATGTTATTATAATTTGCAAAGATCACGGAAAATTTAAACAATTACCTAATGTTCATTTATCTGGAATTGGATGTAGAAAATGCTCATACGAAGTGCGAAAAGATGCATTGAGAGATGATACAAGCTCATTTATCAAAAAAGCGAGGTTTGTTCATGGTGATGAATATGACTATTCCAGTGTAGTATATAAATCAAACGATCAACTAGTCGATATCCAATGTAAAAAGCATGGAATATTTAAATGCGCTCCAAGTCTTCATATCAATAGCTCATCGGGATGCCCTAAGTGTAAAGGTGAAAAACTCAGCAAATTAAATAGGTCAACCACAGATGAATTTATCAGAAAGTCAATTTTAAAGCACGGAGACTTATATGATTATTCATTTGTGAATTATACCATCGCGCATGATAAAGTTGATATAGTGTGTAAAAAACACGGAAATTTTCAGATCAGAGCATATGATCACTTAAATGGGAAGGGATGTCAGGCGTGTTCAAAAAGTGATACCAAAGCGGAAGTTGAGATCCGGCAGTTTCTATCCGATTACGGAGTTCCTTACATTAAAAATCACAGGCAGCTTATAAAGCCGCTGGAGGTTGATTTGTATATACCAGATCATAAGTTAGCAATCGAATACAACGGTCATTATTTCCACTCTGAAATACAAGGAAAAGACAGACAATATCATATAACAAAAACCAAACGCTGTGAAATACAAGGCGTTCGTTTGATTCATATATTTGAAGGGGAATGGATAAAAAATTCAAACTTGGTCAAACATAAAATAAAAAATATTTTGGGACTCAATCGGCATAAAATATTTGCTAGAAAATGTGAGATTCGTGAAATATCAAAAGATGTCAAAAAGAAATTCAATGAAAAATATCACATCCAAGGCGATACTGTGTCCTGTATAAATTTGGGATTATTCTATAAAAATAGATTGGTTCAGGTGATGACATTTTCCAAATTGAGAAAATCATTGGGAAATGCGAATAAAGAAGGCTCATATGAACTCGCTAGAGTAGCGTCAGTTAGAGGATTTAATATTATCGGTGGTTCTTCGAAATTACTTAAATATTTTGAGCGAACATATAACCCAACTTATTTATTATCATATGCTGATAGACGGTGGAGCGTGGGCGATGTGTATCACAAGTTGGGATTTACTCTTACTAAGATATCACAGCCCAACTATTGGTATTTTCACAAATCGAACACTTTGAATTTGTATCACAGATACAAATTCGCAAAGCATCATTTAAATAAACTGCTTGATAAGTATAATCCCGATGATTCTGAATGGAAAAACATGATGAATAATGGATATGATCGAATTTGGGATTGCGGCAATTATGTATTCGTTAAACATTACAATGTTTAAATATTAACATGCTTCCTCTTAAAAGAGACAAACGATTCAGACAGGGAATATACACTCCCAAAAATCCTAAAAAATATATGGGCAAAACTGCCATATATAGAAGTGGGTTAGAGTGTAAATTCTTTATGTTCTGTGATAACAACCCGAATGTTTTGAAATGGGGTAGTGAAAATGTTATTGTGCCGTATGTGTCAAAAGTTGACGGAAAGTGGCATAAGTATTATGTTGATAATTATGTTGAGATTTTAGAAGGAAACACGGTGGTGAAATATCTCATCGAGATTAAACCACACAAACAAACTAAAAAACCAGAAGCTAAACGAGGTAAAAAGAAAAGCAGTTTGTTATACGAACAAACTCAATGGATTATAAACGCGGAAGGTAAATGGCCCGCTGCTGAAAAGTATTGTAAAGACAGGGGTTGGAAGTTTTTAATTTTAACTGAGAAAGAATTGAAGTAATTATATCCGTATATTTAATAAATACTTTTATGTCATCATCTCATTACAACAACAATGTATGTAGGTCTTTTAAGCAAACATTAACCACGGCTCTAACATCGCTATCAAGCCAGCCTTGTTCTGAAGTTATTATCATCAACCGCACAGGTCAGAATATATTTGTATATGATAATAATTTTTCAAGCGCTGCTAATGAGTTTCTTCTCGCAGATAGTGAGTCATTTACATTCAGAGGTATAACAAATACTTCTATGGTATCTGCAAAAACCGCTAGTGGTTCGGGCGATATATATTACAGAACCCAGTATTTCTCCAATTTAAATCAACGATGATTTCAATACCAAGTATAAGATCTGGTTTACCTTTTGAAAATTCAGCATCTCTATTTTTAAATACAAGGGGAGATTCTCAATCTGGGAAATCTATTAATTTGAGATTCGTTATGGGATCACTCGGCGGTATTACCCTAACTTTATTCGGTGTAACCAAGTCCGTAAGTGGTGCTGATAATGAAATGATATTTACATCTTCGGAGATACCAAGTTTAAATATATCAGAAAATTTATACGTTCAGGGGTATATGACATCTGCTCCTGATTTTCAGTCATTTATCATACCGTTTGAAGATTTAAGTAAGATTGCTGGATTGACAACTGTTGTAACTGACAGTGGTGATATAGAATTTACAATAGTATACGATCAAGTTCTAAACAATGATACAATAGATTTTCGAGTTATACAAGATAATTAATTCTTGTTATTTTTAAGGTTTGCAATAAATAGTAATAATGAAATTGTTTAGCGAAAAGGTAACTCCAACCTTTACTAACTCTTCTTTTAACATCTTAACAGTTGAAAATTTTCATGAGATTTTCTTCGATGTCTATGAGATAGAGCTTAACAAGATCAAATATCCAGTCGAAAAGGTTTCCGAATACAAGGGGAGCCCTGTGGTATCTGTTCCTGTGGTAATAGGCGAAAAGGAGCAAAAATATCCCTTTATTTTAACGAAAGGAAATTGTAATATTATTTTCAATGAGAATAATATATACATACCATCGGAAGATAATGAAAATGTTGAACTTGTATCTGAACAAATCATTCACGAAGTCGAACCTGATATTGAAGGGTTTGAAGATATTAACATTCCAGAATTTGAGATCGAGGATACTATAACTGAAGATGCGAAAGCTTCGTTGAAACTTGACATCGCTAAACAGCTAAAAGAAGCGAAAAAAACAGCTGCTGAATATGCAGAGAAGATAAAATCTCAAAAAATAAACGAAGCGACTCAAGATATCAAAAAGCGCGAGCGAGTATTGAAAAATACATTGGATAACGCTAAAGCTGATCTTGTTTCTGAATTTGTAGATATTACAAAGAAAATCAGAGAAGATATATTAAAAGTTAACAACGATAGATATTCTGAAATATCACAAACTGTTGATAATAAGATAGTAGATCTTGCTGAATCTTTAAGAGATTCAATAAGTGATAATTTTTCAGATGCTGCTGGAAAATTTGAAAAAAGCGTAAGTGAGTTTGTTACAAGTCTCCACGAAAACAGCACTCTGCCAGAAGTTAGAAAAAATCTTACAGACATAGCATCTGATATTGTATCAAAAGTTTCTTCGATTGAACAAGGTATAAAAGAAGACTTCTACGAAAAATTAGAAAATAAAGCGGATGCTGATATTGTACATGCTCTTCAAGAAAGCACCCTAGAGCTTAATTCAACCATCAATAAAGGTTTGAATAAAGCTCTTTCAAGAGTCGGAAACACAAACAATAAAATTGATAAAGTAGCGATTGATATCATATCTGAAGTTGATAAAAAAATTCACGATACATCATCAGATATCATATCTCAAATTGATGAAAAAATTGAAATTGCGTCATCTAATATATCAGATTATTATTCAGATAAACTCAAATTCATAGAAGAGCAGGCGTATGATTTAAATGAAAAGTCTAGAAAATACGTAACGGAGTTAGTACAAGAATCCCGAGATGGGCTGATTAAAGAAATACGAAAACTTCAAAAGGAAACTCCAGTCGAATATGTTATAGAGTCTTCTGGAAAAAGAGAAGTTAAAAGTTTCGATTCTATAAATTCAGAGCTGGATAAGAAAATTTCATCGAAGATTTCCGACGAGGTAATACGATTAAAGAAATTTATAGCTGTGTATTCCAGCGGCGGTGGTTCGGTCGCTCAGCAATTTGCCGATGGTGGTACCATGAATGGTAACTTAACTGTTGTTGGGACTATCTCAGCATCACAGTATCTTGGCATTCCTGTTCCTAGACAAGATTTCTTACCTTTGAGCGGTGGTGTTGTAACTGGTAATGTTAGTATAACTGGTACATTATCCGCTACAATGATCGAAGCGCTCAGTGCTAATATAACTGTCATTGACATTAAACAGTATGAGTTAAGCGGGTTTAATGTTCAAGGAGATGCTACTGTTCAAGGCAGTATCAGCGCTAGTGGTTCTGTATTCGGAAATAATATAGTTTATGATGGCGGTAATACTACAGCTGCTCCGCTATCTGTAGGAACTAATACAAATCAGGACTTAATTTTTGAGACTAATAGTTTAAGTAGAATGACCATTAGCAGTGGTGGTAATGTCGGTATCGGAACATCAACGCCAAATGAACGACTTACCGTATCTGGTAATATCAGCGCTACTGGTAATATAATTGCTTCAAGTACAGGTAGTAGTACCGCTTCTCCTCGAATTTTAGGAGTAAGTAACATACAAACCGGTAATGCCGCTAGGTTTCAATTCGGCGACGCCTTGAATAGTATTCAAAACCAATTCGCTGGAAGAATGCAACTTCAAGGATATTGGGGTATAGTAATTGCAGGAAGTAGACAGACATTGACCCCATTATCATTCGAAGGTGGCGCTGGTTCAGACGCTTCATTAACAGTGGTAGGAACGACCGTATCAGCTCCTGTACAAGTAACTAGAGGTGCTGTTGGGCAGAGTGCTAGTTTACATGAGTGGAGAGATTCAAACAACAGCACCCTAGTTAATATTACTAGTGGTGGATTTGTTGGTGTGGGTGTTTCAGCACCTAATGAACGACTTCAAGTAACAAATGGAAATATTGGAACATACGGCAGTGGTAACGGATTTGTAATGTATAATCTAGGCCAAGGAAATTACTCTGGTAATTTTGAGATGGCTAGATTTATGCCTATAAGTAATGAATTTTTATTTCAAACATTACAAGGCGGAACTGGAGTAGGTCGTAACTTAAGATTCTCTGTTGGAAATGCTGGGCTAACACTCGTTAATAGCTCGGGTAATATCGGTGTAGGTACGACAACTCCTAACGAACGATTGACTGTTTCTGGTAATATCAGTGCTACAGGCACGATCACAAACAATAATGATATAGAAGTAACAGATTTGACGAAGGGTGTTATCTTAAAGTCACCTAACGGTACACGATTCCGAGTAACTGTTGGAGATGATGGAGCTTTAACTACGACAGCGATTTAATATAGTAAATATAATAAAATATTATGCCAAGACATATCATAGATACAGGGAATCAGAGCATTAGTGGTACTATAACATTAACCGGTAATTTATCATCAAACGGTGATATACTTACAAATAGAATTGGTATTGGAACATCGACTCCTAATGAACTCTTAACTGTCTCTGGTAATATCAGCGCTTCAAACATTGTTTATGCTAATGGTGCTAAACTAGCATCCGAGAACTTCGCTGTCGCCATGGCCATTGCTTTAGGCTAAAATACAACTAAATAACGAAAGATATAGATGAAGATACTAACAACAAATTATGCCTTTACAGCATCGCCAGTAGGAAGGATACAGCTTTTAAGTTATCCTACTATATCGCTTGATCAGATATTGCTTGTGACAAATGTTACCAGTAATAATATTATTTACAATTTTTCTGATCCCACAAGAGGTGGTTATTTACAGGGTAATGTATTGGTACTGAGTGCTAGTACAACTTCAATGTTAAGCTCGGATAGATTACAGATATTCATTGATGATTTAACCGTTCCTGTTTATGCTAGATATTTTGACTCTACATCTTATTCACCAGTAACTTCCATATCAGCTGTGCCAGCTCTAACTGGTACAAATGCTTTCATGACCGTGGATGCTCAAACCGGTGGGTTGATGGCACTACAGGGAGATCTTGATAAAGATATTGATAGTGTGACAACATTCGATGTTGGATATGGATCAGTTTCTAACTATCTATCTGGTAACACACTAGGAACTGCTATAACAGGTGTTGGTACACAAGTGCTGTCAGCGAACTCAAATCGTATTACTTTATTCGGACAAAATTTAGGAACACTTCCGCTGTATGTTAAGTATGGATTGGGATGTAACCAGAACTCATTCAATTTTATGTTATATCCGGGTGTTGTAGCATATGACGGCAGAGGTGAAAAATTCTCTGATGATAGATATAAAGGTGATGTATCCGTGAATACTGTATCTGGAGTATCAGCACAATACATTTTTTGGGAAGGAGTATAATTTATGCCTATATATTTTTCTGGGTTTAATACATTTAACGGTCCAGCTTTCGCTGCTTATGGTGGAACTCCGACAACATTTCCAAATTCAACTTGGACTAAGGTGAATTTTAATATTACGTATTTTAATACTAATAATAATTTTTCCACTCTGAGCAGTAGATTCACTCCAACAGTTCCCGGCTATTATCAATTGAATAGTAGTATCCAATTATCCATTTCCGCTGCTCCATCGGTAGGTACTTCGATTTTCGCTTTGTATAGAAATGGCGTGGAGTTTCAGAGAGGTTCTAGATTAGTTAACTCAACATCAGGTCTAGGGCTTACATTTTCTTCTATTGTATCAGCGAATGGTACGACGGATTTTTATGAAATGTTTCTAATACAAGGATCTGGAGACACTGTTATAACCGAATCATCAAGTCCAAATGTCAGTCCACAATTCAATGGATCTTATATAAGAAGTTTGTAATATGAAATATTACGGTATACAGAATGAAGTTAAAGCATATATAAATCGTCTTCAAGACGAAAATAATATATATGTTTCTCCATCCACTGTAAAGACTATAAATGATAGAGTTGAAGGATTAAAAAGGTCTGGAGATTGGTCTAGATTTAGTTTAGGTTTTAATGATGTTGATGGAGATGCTTATCTAACTAGAGCGAATGTTAATGATGCTGTTGGAAGATGTGAAGTTCTCTGGTTTACTAGAGGAATGAAAGCTCTTAATTTATGGAATAACACAGTATGTTGGCCAACTAGAAGTTATCAAAACGCTGGCACTGGGTCAACTGTTTTCAGTTTAGGAAATCTAGGCATACTTAACGGAACGATTGTAAATGGAGCAAGTTGGTCAATAAATGGTATTGATTTTGATGGTATTGATGATAGAGTAACTCTACCGAATAATTCATTTGGAATAGGCAATGCTCCTACCACTATCTTGGCATTTCTTAAAAATGATACATTATTAAACAGACAGGTAGTTTTATCACAAGGTGATAATAATTCTGCTACGGATGCATTTTCACTAGAATCACCTTCATTTGCATCGAACGACGCCGTTCAAATAGCGTTCACCTCTTCTAATATAGCTGCCAGATCATTGTCATGGAAATCAATATTGATAGGTAATACCAATATTGGTTTTAGAGGTAAGGATGGTGGGACAGTTTCTAGTTTTTCTTTATCAAACAATTTAAATAAAAGTGGTGGTAGTTGTGCTATTGGCGCTTTTGGAAGTCCAGCTGGAGTTGCACCTTTTGATGGATTGATTTCAGCAGTTATACGTATAAATGATACTCCAACATCACAATTAAATTCAAATATACATAATCTCTATAAACTAACATTAGGCAACGGATTAGGATTACCTTAATATGGCTAAACGATATTACAATTTAGAAAAGGAAACGAAAGATTTTCTTAAAAGAATGGATGAGACTAGAGGTGTGTCTCCTGATCTAAATGGCATTCAAAGATTGAATGAATATATAGTGAAGCGTAAAGGTGTTGGTCTATTATTATCAACTAGAAATAAAATATCACCAGTCTTTAACGGCAATAGTACACAAAAACTTAGAATATTGAGTAATTCATCTTTACAGGTTAAGCCCGAATGGGAAGTTGTCATATGGTGTTTTCCTAGAAGTTCGAATCTTCAAGAGGTTATCAGTAAGGCGGCAAATACTCCTAGCAGTTTTGAGTTTTCTTTAAGATATAATAATGGATTTATACATGCTGCTGCGACAGGAGTATCTTACATAAGCACGGCTGCGGTGAGTGCTCCTCTTAACAATTGGCATTTTGTAAGATTAGGAAGAAATGCTACTACCAATAACATTTTTTTATCTAACAATAACAATATACCCATAACAACAAATCAAGCCACTCAGAATATTAGCAACTCGGAGTTTTGTATTGGAGACTGGCAAGATAATGGCAGACCTGCTAATGGTTTAGTAGACTCAGTTGGTAGATGGGATAGGATACTCACAGAAACTGAATATACATTTTTATATAATTTAGGTAGAGGAGTATCATTTTTTGAAGTCTTAGCATATCAACCATCTTTACTAACAGGTTTAGTGAGTTATTGGCAGCTAAGTGAGAGTAACGGAATTAGATATGACTGGTGGGGGAGTAATCATTTATTACCTACGTTTACTCCAGCGACAACAGGAGGACTTATAGAAAAGTTTTTTTAACATGATACAGACTAAATCATATGGTTTACAGAATGAAACAAGGCAGTATCTTAGAAGATTATATGCTTACGGTAGAGAATTGAATTTATCTGATGTATCAGATATTGATAATTTCATTAAAGGATTAAAACAACTAAATTTATGGCAAACTAGTATTTGTTTTTTGATGAGAAGTCAGCATAACATCGGCACTGGTAATACTATATTAAGTTTAGGAGGAGAACAAAATATTAATGGAACGCTTGTCAATTCACCAACTTGGGGGTTGAGTGGTATAACTTTCAGTGGTACAAATTATATAACCGCTTTTTTAAGGAGACCATTACAAACATCTGTAGTTTCTATAGCTTCTGTTGCTAATTCTGTTAGTCCACAGCCGGGATTTACTAATGGATATCCTCACCAAATATTTATAGGCGGTTCATCTTACACGACTCATCCATATTTTTCCATATTAAGCAATAGCGCTAACGGAAATACATGGTTTGCAGGGAGTAATTTAGCATCATCACCGAATATAAATAGTCAGCAAATTAGACTTAACGGAGGTAGATTATTTAGTGGTGGCGTTCAAAATTATCTTAATAGTACCTATGCTAATACAAATGCTGTTATTGTGAATAATTTATCTTTTGATCGTATATTAATATGCGGTAGATGGTTTAATAATGTTGTGCAATGTTCTGTAGGTAGCTTCGGCGTAGGCTGGATTGGTACTCAGTCATTTGTTATCGTATCAACACAGTATATTGATTTTCCTATATTACAAGCATTAGTAAAAAACACAATCGGAAAGGGGTTAGGACTACCATAATATGCCAACAGAAAGAAAATATACATTTGATGTAGATACAAAACGATATCTTAATATCGTTAATACTTATAGAATAGCAAGTGGTCTCTCTGATATATCTAATGAGGATGCTATAGATATCGATAGCTTTGTAATTGGATTAAAAAGTTTAGGTGTATGGGATGATATGATAATTTGGCTATACAGTGCAAAGTATAATTCAATAGCAGATCGTCGAGTCGTGCCTCTTAAAACCTTAAATTATGGATACAATCGACAGTTAAGTACATTCACATCAACCGTAACAGGGAGTGTTAGTGGATGTATATTTCCTCAAGGAGCGACTATGACAGGTCCATCATTTCTTGTAGATTTAACAGAGATATCAGCCGGATTTATTGGAACGATGCCAACATCGGGAGGGTTTGGAAATTGGATATTAGCAACTGGTATACGAGTTGATGGTGTATCAGATACCACTTTAATGTGGTTTGCTCCAAGGAGTGGATTTGGTGGTGAATTTAGATTTGCTGGTTCAGCTCTTGGTATTGCTGATAATACGCTAACTGGTTTTAATTCATGGATGTATACTGGTAAATTCGGTGAGAGAACAGCTGTATATAGAAATGGTGTATTAACATCTACATCTGGAACGAATGCTGCAACTATTCCCTATAATTCAGCATCTATTACACTATCTTTCACTAGAGGCGGTCTTTATGAAGGAACTGCTGCTGTATCATTTATAGCTAAACGACGATTCTCAGCCAATCAAATATCATCTATTCACAGATTAATTAAAGATACAGTTGGAAAAAATTTAGCATTACCATAATATTATGCCAAGACCAAGAACATACGGATTTGATTCAGATACACTTGCTTATGCTGCTAGAGTAAAGGCAGGATCTGGTGTTACTATTTTACCCGAACCTCTTAAGCAATTAAATAAATTCGTTTTAGGGGTTAAGAAGTTAGGACTTTGGAATTCCATGGTTTGTTGGCCTATGAGAAGTATACATAACGCTGGTAAGGGAACTGTTATATACAGTCTTGGCGGGTTAGGTATCTTCAATGGTTCTATTGCAGACATTACACAATGGACATCGAATGGAATAACGCTAAGAACTAACACACCTACTTTTACAAGTTTAACTTATATCCCTAATAATTTTACTGGAACGATGTGTTGTGTCGGAGGATTATTCACTGTATTTAATCAACGTCTTATTGGTCATAATATTAACGCTGGTGGTTGGATGGTAGGAACTGTATCGACAAATACCAGTTGGTTTAATTATTTTGATACTGTGAGAAGTACTGTATTTTATGGTGGTTCGATAGGATCTTCTAATATTAGAGATTTCATAGCCTTCTCAGGATTTTCTAGAAATGTTGTTGGTGATACGACAGTATATGTATCAAATCCAAATGTAATTGGTTCAAATTATGGAACAACTACACAAACACTTACAGGCTTAACAACAAATACAAGTTCTACTTTTATGAATGGTGGTATGAATTCATTTTTAATACACATAAATAATAACATTTTCCAACGAAGCGACTATAAATCTCTGGAAACTTTATTAAGAAATACTCTATTTTCAGATAGATTATTCCAGTGGGTATATTGAATATGTAAACAAATAAACTAATATAATATATGAACTTTTTAACAACATTTAAAACATTCGCTTTTCCAGACACATTAGTAATACAGTTACCAGAATTGGTAGAACAATATGGTGAAGAAGCTCAAGATGGACACTTAACAGTTAAAACCATCGCATGTGGATGGGATGATTCTGAACATACAAAATTAAGAGCTTTAAGATTTCCAGATACTGTATCTTTAACAGATTTAAAAGATGGTAGAAAGGCATACACAGCGCTATGGTCAGTTAAATTATTAGATGCTATAGAGCAAGGTGTGATTTCCGATGTAGCTGAATTAAGTGAAGAAGAGTACATGAATTTACTACCAGAAAATGAAAGTCTAAATATCGAAGAATAAAATGGCTTATAATCGTCATTACTTTTATTCTATTATATATTTTTACATATCATACATTAAATAATATCATGTCATTGAAATTGAAATTAATCTCAGAAAATCCTGATCTTTTTGAAAGATTCGAAATAATCGAAGAGCAAGATAACCTAAAAAAAGGTAATTCATTATATGTTAAAGGACCATTCATAGGATGCAATCAGGTCAATAAAAACAGAAGATTATACAATCTGGATGATACACGATCTGAGGTTAATAGATATATTGAAGAAATGGTAATTCCCGGAAGAGCCATGGGTGAATTGAATCACCCAAGCAGTGCTGATGTCAATCTCGAAAGAGCATGCCACTTGGTAACTGATCTATACGAAGAAGGTGATACTTTCTTTGGAAAAGCGAAAGTGTTATCAACACCAATGGGCCAAATTCTCAGATCTCTTATCAATGATGGAGTTAAAGTTGGTATGTCAACAAGAGCCCTTGGTTCTATCCAAGAAGAATCAACACACAGCGTTGTTAAAAATATGAGACTAGTTGCTGTTGATGCAGTTGCAGATCCATCATTCCCGAAAGCTTTTGTAAATGGTATTCTTGAATCAAAACAATGGGTGGTGTCTGATGATGGTGAATTCGAAGAAGTGTATGAAAATTTCGAGAAATCAATCAAGACTCTTCCAAGTAAAAACATGGATGCTTATTTGAAAGATCAAATTCTTAAATTTATCAACTCATTAAGTTAAATAAAATTATGCCATCTACAAGTAAAGAACAAAAAGGTATTTTTAGCGCTGCAATGGGAGCGAAAAAAGGTCAGAAGGGAGTGTCTGGAGCCGCTAAGAAAATAGCCAAACAAATGCCCAAAAAAGAAATTAAAAAATTTCTAAAGATTAAAGGTGAAGAAGATTCAGAATCCGTAGCTAAGAAGATTAAAAAAACCGGAAAGGCTGAATTTACCGTTAAGAAACCAAAAGATCGTAAGAAAACAGCACCTGCTACACAAGTCCAAAAAACTAAAAAAGGTAAAGGATCATACTCTCGCAAAAAGAAAGGCGACGAGACTTTAACAGAATCTCCAATTTTAAACTTTATCGATTGTATTTTAGAAAAAAAATACGACGACGCGAGTAAATACTTAACAAGCATTCTTAATTCAAAACTTCAAGCGAGAATTGAAAAAGAATTGGATACACCTCTATTCTAACACATGAAAATTAAAGATCTATTAAACGAAGATGCAGTTCAAGTTTT